TGAAGTCTTTTAGGTTGGCACTCATTTTGTTGCGCTTCCAAAATACATCAAAAATATCTCTAAGTGCCTTATCTTCGGTGGTGTACTTAACGCCCCGGCCCAAAATGTGATCTCGTACAATTTCAAGGTATCGTTTGGCCAGGGGGTTGGATTGGTAGAGTATCCAGGCTATGCTGAGTAACTGGTCGTGCGACATATTGGTAAAGTCACGCTTGCCGGTTGACGTGCGGCTGTAACCATAGTTGGCCAGGGTGCCGCTAACTGGCTCATCATTGCCGTTCATACCGTCATAGAACCCGGCCTCGTAAGCACGGGCCTTATCGGTGGTGGCCTGGGCCGTAACCGTTTCAATGGTACGGGTCAGTTCGGCCTTAAGTTGGTCTTGGGTAGTCAAGCCGATTGCCTGGATAGTACGTTGTAAAATATTCATCGTTGCCTCGTTAGCCGTTGCCGGCTTGATTTGTAAATATCATCGGGTATGTCATTGACGGTCTGACCGGCAGGGTGTGGAATATTGCAGCCCGCCGCAAAGTACCTGCACATATCCAAAAAATGCCAGGTCGCTTTGTCGGCTATTGCCTCTTTCGTGTCCCTGGTGCAGTTCTGCATTTGGTCTACAGTGTGAACACAGTTTGAGCAGATAACCATTGTGCCGGCTTCAAGCATCTTGTTAGCCGCGTCAATTTGCGACTCAACATCGGTTATGCTGGGCAGCCGGATGCTAACGCCCTCGTTTTGAAAATCGGCCCGCTGCTGGTCCTCGCCCTTTGCCCCGCCATAACCGGCGACAACCTTGCGCCCTTCAAGGTGGCTCTTTATCATCGCGGCCCGACTTGCCGTAGTGCCGGGGGGTAACTGCTGCTCATAGATCAAATAATAGGTATCGGCTATTTTTGCCCAGAGGCCCCACACGGCGTTGACCGCGCCAAAATCGTGGGAGTGCCAATAGCCGGTTACTTTGCTATAGTCAAGTTGGGAAGCATCAGGGCCGGCTTCTTTGAAAGCGTGGTAAACCCGACCCTCTTTTTTGGTGACAAGGTGTTGAGCTTCGGACAGAAAAGCAGAGATACCCCATTCGTTCATTTGGGCTTCACAGATTTCCAGCGATTGCCCCGGCCATGTGGCCTGGCCGGAAACAATAAAATACTTTTCGGTCTGCGGGTCGTACTCCCATTCTAAATTGTCAATAGCCGGGTAGGGCCCGCTTACGATCCGGTTGCGGAGGAAGTCAGCTTTATTATTGGCAATCTGGGTAAACACGCCGCCATAGTTGACGAGGTTCTGTATGCCAATCACCGCCGCGTGTGATGCCCCGGACGGTAGTATATCGCGGGTCAAAGTTTCTATTTTCTTTTGGGTCGTTTCCAGGGTGTCGCTCTTGTCATCTATGTCATCTATGATAATGACATCGGGCCGATACTCTTCAAACTTGATACCACGAACCGCCGCGTCATAGCCCAGCGCGGCCACGTTGAAACCGTTAGCGCAGCGTAGGGTGTTGACCTTCCAGCCCCGGCTGTTTCCATATTTGCCAAGTTTGCGCTCGGCCAGTTGGGGGTAGTATTGGGCTACCTTTTTGCTTTCCAACATTGCGGCAATGTTCATAACTGACTCATTGGCCTTGTCCTGAGTTGAACGGGTGTACAGGCAGAACTTACTAACCTCTTTGGCCCCAAGTCTGACCGCCGCCGCCTCCGCATTGGTAGACTTGCTACCGCCCCGGCCCCAGATAGCAAAGAAGGCGGGGGGTTTGTGCCCGGGCCGGATAGATTCGACGTGGTTCCAAAATTGCTCATGGCGCTCCACGAAGGGGTAGTAAAACAGGTTTGGGAAATAGCCTGGCAGCCAATCGGCCCAATGGTCGGATGGCTTTTGGGCCGCCGCCGCCCGCTTCCGCTGCTCCAACGCCGCCGCCGCCTGGAACTGCGCGGGCGCGATGGGCTTGCGTGACGGTGCATAGGTGTAGGTCATTCGTCTGTCTCCGGTAGCTCAAATTCAAACACTTCAACCACGTTCAAGTCCGCTTTACCACCCCATAGCGCCGCCAGTCAGATGAGCGGTTTTGTACAAAATCCCACGTCTTGGCGCGTAGGATTTTGTATTTAGGGCTGAGCTAGCCGCTTGCTGTCCCAGCCGTCTACAAGCCCCGGTGAGCCATCCAGGCAAGTCTCTACATTGATTTCCCACAGGTCATCCTCGATGTGATAGGCCACCGCCGTTATCAGGAAATCGCCCCACACCCCGCTTACGTGATGCGCCCTGACAACGTAGGTTTCCCCCACTTCAAACCCACCCAGCTCAATTTGCCAACTGGCCCAGGGGTCAACGGTTTCAGTTTTGGGTTGTGTCACTTCGCCCCCCCCGGCCCAACCGCTGCTGAATACCCGCCGCAATCGCCGCCATATCGCCGCCGGCCTTGATCTGGTCTAGCTCATCATCGGTGGCCAGGTCGAGGAGGTGGGGGTCCAGGGTGAGGGTCATTGTTTCCGTGCGCTCGACATAGCCCCGGCCCTTCATCTGTGTTTTAGCGTAAAAAATAATCATCGTATCGCTGCCGGCCTTGATACGCTTCATTATCTGGGCTTCGACAAAATCATCACGCTTGAATTTGGACTCGTGTCGAGCGGCGGCAACGGTTGGATATTCGGCTATGTATCGCTCTATAGTCTTGACCGAGCAGCCCAGCATCTTGGCAGCGACAGAGACAAAGCCCTCAGCCCTGGTCAAAGCGTCTATCATTTGTTCAGCGGTAAAACTTTTTATTGAGGCCATATCTTTTATAGTTGGACAGTTTAGACTATGAGTTTACAGATTATGTCATAATGACTTGACTATAAGTACATAGCTATGATATAATATATCTATTATTAGATGATAAATTCACCCCTAAGTAGGAGGCAAATGAAGAAAACAATCCGCACCTCTGTTGAGCTATTACCCGGTCAGTATGAGAAAATCCAACGCATCGCCCTTGATCTTGGCTATGTCCAGACGCGCGGTGTCGGAACTGGCAAGGTAGGCAGTATGGCCGCACTAATGCAGGCCATAGCTCAAGGCAAAATTCAATTAACCCCACGAAAGGAAAATTCCAATGTCTGACCAATTATCCCTCACCTTTGACTTTGACGAAGTTAGCAAACCCCGCCGGTCTATCCGGCCCGAATTTAACGACGATGGCCGTAGCGTTAGAGGCTGCTCTTACATCTACGCGCCCGCCGGTCAAGCTGGCGAGTACGCGCCTCTGGCAGCCAACCCCTACCGGGGATGCGGGCACAAGTGCGCTTACTGCTACGTGCCAAAAGTGTTGAAGATCACCCGGCCAGAGTTTGACGCGGGCGCTTTCCCTCGCCCTGGCTATCTTGACCTGTTGACCAAAGACGCCCGCAAGTACCAGGCGCTCGGTAGCCGGACTCAGGTGATGCTGTCCTTTACGACTGACCCCTATCACCCCACAGACAACAGTTTGACCAGGCAAGTGTTGGAAGTTATCAAGGCGCACGGTATGGCCTTCTGTACTTTGACCAAAGGCGGGGCGCGGGCCTTGCGTGATATTGATATGTTCCGGCCTGAGCGTGACGCCTTTGCCTCTACGCTTACCAGCCTTGATGACGCTTTCAGTCTCAAATGGGAGCGTGGGGCGGCTTTGCCGGGTGATCGTATTGCTACGCTCAAGAAGTTTCACGACGCCGGTATCTTTACCTGGGTCAGCCTTGAGCCAACGCTTGACACCGAAAGCAGCCTGAATATTATTGAGGCTACTCACGAATTTGTTGACCTTTACAAGGTGGGCCGGGCTAACTACTTGCCGATGACCTATACCACCGATTGGGAAGATTATACTCATAAGATTCTTGAATTGGTCAATAAACTTGGTGTTAAACATTATATCAAAAAAGACCTCTGGAAGTACCTGCCGGAAGGCTATTACAACCCGCGTTATATTGAGCAACATCATTGATTAAGCACCGCCAGGTAATGGGTCATTTGCTTTTCGTGACCCGTATAATAGCCCGCAAAGCGCATTAGCTTGTATCCAGCCTGTGCGCTTTTCTCTGTCATCAGTTCCCGGCAGATTTCAAGATAAATCGGATAGATGACGTTTCCATACTTGCTCACCATTGGCTGAAGTGTGGCGGTACACCAAGAGAGATTCATATTTACCCTATGCCGCAGTCCATCATTTACAACCACAATCAAGCGAGCCGGCCTGGGTCTGTCACTCTGGAAGAAGGCGTCAATAATGGGCCAGGGGTCGCCGTAGGGGTCAAGGTCAAGCAGGTTTACCGCCAGATGTGACCCTACCCCGTCAGCAATGGCGGCCTCGCAATCGGCTTCATAGACCGCCCAAGTGGGGCGCTGCAAGCCCAGAAGCCCAGCCTTGTGTGGGTCTTTCTCGAAAACTAACCCGGTCCCTAAGTGGCTATAACAGGCGTCAAACAGTTTACCCGCGCCGCCATGTGTCTCCATTATCACGGGGGAGTCTATCAGCTTAAGTGCCTCGCGCCGAATGACGACTTTTTGATTAAAAGTGGGATTGTCCTTTTGCAATGTAAAACTCACATATTTCTATAAGCGCCTGAGCGCGGTTTGTCTGGCCGGTTGCCAGGATAGCCGCCTCAAAGGTGGCTATTTGGTCAGAGTACAAAACCGGCTTGATCTGCTTTTTACGATTGCCTAAATTCCGGTCGACTGAACCGATGTCCTGCCCCAATTCCCCGGCGGCGTCTAGCTGCTCCTGAAATTCGGCCAGTTCGTTATCACCAAATAAGTCAGATAAGTCGAAGCCGTTATCAAGGTCGTTTATGATGGTTTCGGCGTCCCACTCAAGGGAGAGTTCAGCTACCCGGTTTGCGCCGTAAGCTATCCACTTTGCCTCTGGCGTGTCAGCGTTGGGTATATCCTCTCGGACCATAACAATAGGTTTTGTGCCATCATGACGAATGACAATGGCCTCATCTCCGAACTTGTCAAACGCAGTTTCAAGCCGAGCCGATCCGTCAAGAGCTTCACCATCGGCGGCGACTGTGATAGGCGTAACGTAGCCAACTTGGGCCATTGAATCGGCCAGCAGCTTAAGCCCTCTGGGTGTGTGCTTATTTGCGTTTTTTGCTGCCGGTCTAAACTGACTCAGCTTATTTTCTACCTTGATTTTATCACCCATAATTCCTAACTTTTCCTACAACCCATCCTACCGCCGCCCGTCCCGCTTCCCCGCATCCCAAACCCCCGGCGCGTTGCCGGCTGCGCGGGTGTTTTGCGCTGGTGCGCTGTTAACCGGATAGCACTCCTGATGATAAACGCCTCTTTCGCTCCAAAACCAACGCGGGCCAGTTCCTTCCCACTGGCTAGAGGTCGGACTATACCCCCATTGAAACCGCTTGCCGCAACCGGCGCACCGGCTAAATAGCCACCGCTGCAAGGTTTGCAGCGGGTGGCATTGCAGTTTCCAGTGTTTTACGTGCCAACGAGGATGCCTGTACCAGGGCCGGTGATAACGCAGGTAGGCCCGCATCACGCAGTAAAGAAAATGCTTTGCCCGTTCACTCGGTTTTCTTTCGTGGTCAGATAGGACGGCTCTCAAGTTGTCATTTGGATTCGTGGCCAGGCTGGAAACTTCCCACCATTCGCCGGCTGTGAGCTTGCGCCGTTTGTCTCTGGCCCATGCGATATGCCCCCACGCTGCCGCAACGTAACCGAGGCAATCCCCCACCGGCAGTTGTCTAAATTCATACTTGGGGTTTTCAAGGATTGAAATGTGAACCATTGCATCAGATGAGAAAAAAGGAAAGTCCTTTTCCCAATTCAAAATATCGTCAATAATTTTCTTTTCTCGGTCGGTGGTTTTTGGACTTGACCATCCACAGCTATCATCACTCCCATCTGTTTCCGGGTCGTTATGCCAGATGGTGAGTAGCGTATTTTTGGACTTCCACTTTTTGCCGCTTGGCAAGATATGGGTTTTGCCAAGCGGCAAATGAATATCAAAAGCCACTATCATTGGATCGTGCATTATTCCTCACTCCTCCCAAACCACCAAAACAACATCCCGACGATAGCGGCGGCAATCAGGGCCACGGCCAGGCCGACAATGAGGCCGGCGGGGTCAATCATCGGAGTTTGACCTCAAATCCAAAACGATCCCAAATTTGGGGGTAAAATTTCATTGCTAATCTAACAGCCTCGGTAAAATCCAGTATGCCACGAATAACAAAGGAACTGCTTGAACTACCCCGCGTATCTGCTGACCTATCCCAAAAGGTGATGATTGTCCAGTCTTTCAGGTGGATCAACTCCGCCCGTCCCTGGGTTTGCGGCATTTTCGGCGGTAACAATCCACCATCTAAAATATAAGGGGGAATAGGGAAATCATCGGGTAAATCTCTGTCGTGTATCTGTCTGTTGCCAGCGTATAAAACGTGGCCGCCGTGCGAATCCCTGCTAAATTTGCCAAAATAAAAGCAGCTAATCGTGTCAATCATCGGCCCTCCGTTGCGTCCATCAGCGCGTCAATAATTTCAGAAATTCGTATCAAACTCATTTTGACCGCTGCGCCGGTCAGGGCGGGCAGATCAACGTCATCCAAAACCTGCCGGATACTGACCTCATCGTAAACCATATGGACCTTGCCCACGTTTTGGGCAATCGTGGCCGCGCCAGCTTGCAGGTCGGCGAAATTCTCAACCATGTCCATATTAACCCGTTGGCTGGAAACGAGGTCACCTTCAGCACTAAGCGAATCGCTAGAATCGATAACAATCTGGTCGAGTTCTTCGGCCCGGCCAACCAGCGCGGCGTGGGCTTCAATGGATTCCGTTACAGCCTCGTCAACCTCGGCTTGCAACTCAAGCAGCACGGCATGGCGTAATAAGTTATGCCGGTGCAGCCGGATGGCCGTTTCGTGGTCAACCTGCAAGGCGCGGGCAATGACTTCTACCGAGGGGACAAGATGCTCTAATCGTTTCAAGATAGATTCGCTATTGGCCGCCATCAGTCTAATTCCTGGGTTTTGGCTGGGTCTATCGCCCCGGCCAGAAGCGCGGCCCGCTGGCTGTCACTCAAGCCGGCCCAGGCCACCTGAAATACATCCGGCTTAATCTCCTTTAGCCAGGCCAAAACGGTGCCAACATCATTAAGTTCAAATAGGTTGGTATTGTCGCCGATCAACTTAGCGGAAGCTGAATCCTCTGCCTGTTGGATGGTCAGGTCTTGTAGGGCTGCTGCGTTATGGCTCGCAACGTCGGCGTGGCGCAACGAGTCATCAACAAATAGGCCGGCCTCCTCAAATAGCCGTTTCATCACGTTTAAGTCTTTAACCTGAGCAAGCCAGGCGTCCCGATTCAGGGTTGCTCCTTTGGCGGTTTCCATAGCCCGATTCAGGGTCTTTTCTAATTTGTTCCGAAATTCATCATAAATAGGCATAGATTCACTTCCTAAATTGCAAATACAGGAGTAAATAGGTAAATATCTCAACCGTGTGAATACCAGGCTTGAGGGCGGTCAAGGGCAGGATTAAAGTAGTGTCACCGCGATTTATAAAAAGAATCGTGTAAAGCACTATATCCCAAAGATTAAACAAAAACGCCGTGACAAAAACCATAAAATATCCCACGGAGCCGATGTCACGATGGTGCAGCACGTCAAACCACAGATGCCGGATAAACCACGTACCCAGAAAGGCCGCAAACAGGGAAAGTAAAACGTTTACGACCGCCGATATTTCAACGAAAGGCACGGTAAAACCCCTCTTTCATTCGGTCCACGTCTATTTCAGGAAACAACCACAAACGAACCCGACACAAGACGCGTTTTAACATTTCGTGTCCTAACTTTTCTCTAACGTTTAGATATGTTAAAATAGTCATACACTTTCGGCGCTCCATCGCCGGGGGGTTAGGTCTGACCTGGGTGTTTACTGCGCCCAGGTCGGGCCGGTTGCATTATTTTTTGATGCGTCTCTTTTTTAGCTTGTCCAATTGTGCCTCTATTTCACATCTAGCCGCCGTGTACTCCTCGATCTCGTGCAAGGTTTCCACGCTGGCATTCATACCGGCCCGCGCCCTCTTCATTTCTGCCCACTGCAAACTTTTGGTTACAGTGATGAGCATCTCCTGAAGGTGTTCAATGCTATGCTCATCTTTTATGCTGGTTCGTAGCCGGCGAGCCTCTCTTGAATCCTCTCGCCCTGACTGCCTGAGTAGCTCTAGCTCTTCCAGGCGCTTGACCTGCGCCCGTAACGCCCTGATGCCGTCGGCCTCATCTTCCGACGATTCCCTTACTGCTATTTCTAGTAATTGCAGGTGAGCGGCGATAGTCTCAATTGTTTCTCCCCATTCAGCCAGCCGCCGAGTCTGATCACGGCTAAGGGTATTTTGTCGCCGAATTTGTACAACATCATCAGGCGTTAATTCGTAGTTATCCACATTTTAGTATGGTTTATTTTCCAATCCCCCCAAACAAAAAAGGCCACAAAACCGGGCGCTCTGCCCAGCTTGATGACCTTTGCAACTCAAATTATGGCCCAATGCGGGCCGGCCTGCTTTCGTCATTTTCCTCCGGTCGGGTGTAACCGGTGGCTACTCTGGGGCGCTTGGCGGCGATCCGTTTGGATTGCTGCGCCCCGTTGGTGATATATTACCATATACTCTCAGATAAAACAAGGGGGTCATAGGTTGGTTGCCCCCTTCCGCGCCTCTGCCAAATTCAAATATTCAATATACCGGCCCGCCGCCTCTATGTATTCATCCCTGACAAGCTCAAAGCCAAAATCGAAATGCTCCCCGTTTTGCTCGCCCCAAACAGAGAAGTGACCGCAGATACGACAAAGCCTGACCTCGTACCTGTGGTTGTTGTCGTCTGTTCCGATTGCTCTGGATGACATCACCAG